GTTTAAAAAGCGATTTGACTCTTTCTAGGGAGAAAGATAGAGAAAGAGTGATGAATGAATTAAATGTATATAAATTTTATAGCTGTACATTTTGCTTTTTAAATAGTAGCCTACTGAAAAAATATAAGGAGTATCTTATGATTTTAAAAATAACAAATAAAATTAAAAGTTTAATGTCTTGGCTTAAATCTTTTAATATGTGTCAATATATACCTTTTTCTTCAAAATTATGGAAAGACGGAATGTGTCCTGTGTGTAAATCAACTAGCTGGAGCTGTGGTATAGCACTAGCTGTTCTTATAATATTAATCATTTTTCTTTCTTAAACTTAACGAATTAAATTATTGGAAAAAACTTTAGATTTTATAACAGTGAGTATATGCTTATTGTTAATGGGAGTAACTTTAACTCCCATTTATATAGTGCAGCTTATACTAAAATTGTTTAGATATGCAAGTTTATTAATATCTTGGATATTAGAAAAAATAATTTTGTCGCTGAACCTTATTACTGGATATTACGGAACTTTAATAGTTTCACTACGAAAGAAAAAGTAATTTCTATTCAGTAATTTAGGGGTTGTTTCACTAAATGGTAGGGAGACTTACTTGAAACAGGGAGGACGGTGGGCAAATATTTTTGTTTATTTAGTATCATAAACAAAATAAGGTGAGGTATGTCTATATCAGTTTTACTTCCTACTCGTAAAAGAATTCCTTTAATTAAGAAATGTACAGAATCATTATTAGATAATGCTAAAGATCCTAGTAAAATTCAACTACTTTATGGAGTAGATGAAGATGATCAAGAAAGTATAGATTTTTTAAAAGATATTAAACATCCTGCTAGATCAGTAATTAAGTTTAAAAGATTAGGTTACGAAAATTTACACAGATACAATAATGCCCTCTCTGTATACGCTCAAGGTACATGGATCATGATCTTTAATGATGATGCTATAATGCAAACTAAAGATTGGGATTCAGAGATAGGAAAGTTTGATGGCCAGTTTAAGTTGCTCCGGATTGAGGAATCCACTGGTCATCCTTACAGTATCTTTCCTATTGTACCCTGGGATTGGTTTAGATGTCTAGATCATTTAAGTTTACATGGACAAAATGATGCATGGCTCTCAGAGATTGCTTACATGTTAGATATCATGCAAGATGTAGGAGTTAAAGTTTTACATGATAGAGCTGACATTACAGGAAATAATGATGACGAAATTTTTAAAAGTAGAGTGTATAAAGAAGGGAACCCAAAAGAAGAAGGAGACCTTCATCATCAAAAAATGATCAATTTAAGATTTGCTGATGCTTCTAAATTAGCTTGGTATTTAGATAAGATAGGACAATCTTCTTTACACTGGCAAAAAATTGTACGAAAAGAAGTAGAGCCATTTACTAAATTAGCAGATAGATTTGAAGCTTATAGAAATAAAGGAGCAGTAGGACAAGGATTACAAAATGCAAGAACTCCAGATCAAGGAACAGTTAAAGTCAGCTATTCAGATATACAAAAAAACTAAAGATAAACGTGCGGGTGAAGTAGTAGAACATTTAAATAAGATACTATCTACTTCTCAAGCTCGTAAAACTTTATTACAATATGCTACACATATATATCCTCAATATAAGGACCCTGCTCATATAAGATTAATTGCTCAAAATCTAGAACTTTTAGAAAAAGGAGAAATAACTAGACTAGCAGTTTTTATGCCACCAAGACATGGAAAGTCAATGTTATGCTCAGAGTTCTTTCCAGCTTGGTATCTAGGAAATAATCCTAATGAATTTGTTATACAGGCTACTTATGCTCAAGAACTAGCAGATGACTTTGGACGAAAGGTTCGTAATCAAATTATTAGTCCAGACTTTAATAATGTATTTCCACACGTGGGCCTTCGAGCAGATTCAACTTCTGTTAAAAGATTCCATACAATGCAAGGTGGAACTTATTCAGCTGTCGGTGCAGGAGGAGCAATTACAGGTAGAGGTGCGCATTTATTAATTATAGATGACCCTATAAAAGGAAGAGAGGACGCTGAGTCAGAAGTTCAAAGAAAAAATTTAATCGAATGGTATAAGTCAGTCGCTTATACTAGATTACAGCCAGGTGGAAAAATAATTATAATTCAAACTAGATGGCACCAAGATGATTTAGCTGGTCATATTTTAAATGAAAGTAAAGAAGATTGGAAAATTTTAGATTTACCTGCTATTGATTCAAAAGGAAATGCGTTATGGCCTGAAGCTTATCCTAAAGAAGCTTTAGAAAAAATTAAAAGTACAGTAGGAGAACGAGTATGGTCAGCTCTTTATCAACAGCAACCTTCAGGTGATGAAGGATCCATTATTAAAAGAGATTGGTGGAATATATATCCAGAAGATAAAATTCCAACTTTATCATATGTTCTTCAATCTTATGATACTGCCTTCTCTACAAAAGATAGTGCTGACTTCTCTGCATGTACTACCTGGGGAGTTTATACAGAAAGAGATAAAGAAAATAAACCTTATGCTGCATGTTTATTATTAGACGCATGGAAAGAAAGATTAGAATATCCCGATTTAAGAAAAAGATCACAAGAGGCTTATGAGAAATGGTATCCTGATCAAGTATTAATAGAAAAAAGAGCTAGTGGCCAGAGTTTAATACAAGATATGAGAAGATCAGGAGTTCCTGTAATTACTTATAGTCCAGATAGAGATAAGGTATCTAGAACGCACTCGGTAGCTTCAATGTTCGAAGGCGGATTAGTGTTTACTTTAGATAAAGATTGGACTAAAAGTGTCATAGAGGAATCAGCAGCTTTTCCTTATGGAAAATTTGATGATGTTCATGATACGTGTGTACAAGCTTTATTGCGTATTCGTGATGGCTTTTTAGTCGCTCATCCTGATGATCCCGAAGATGAAGATTATGAACAGAGGAAACAACGGAAACGCAGCTATAAAAACAAACATTATTACTCTTAATAGGTATAGACCTATTAAACAAAAGCCTCCTAGTCCTAAACAAATCGAAAAAGCACAAAATGATCAAGTAATTAATGCTTTTCATGAGGCATGTATCAAGATAACTGATAAAATGGATATTAAAGGATATGCTCTAGTAGCATGGGATGAGAGGGGAACTCCCTGTCTATCATGGTCTACTGGCCATAATAAAAATCCTATTAGCGAAATGTTACTTCCGACCTTTACACAGTCATGTTTTCAAGGTATACTAAATAAAAAATTAAGTACAACGGAGGACTTAAATGAGTAACCCATTTACTAGACGAGGCAAAGAACCTAATTACACTACAGAAAACTTTAGTGTAAAAGATGTTAAAAAGGCTAATGCTAGATTTTACGAAAAAAATCCTGATGCTATTGAACCTGCAGCGATGATTAAGAAAGCTATGCAGAATCCGGACGATGAAGTAGTAAAACAACAAACAAGACGTGAAGCAGAAGAAAAAGACTTCATGAAAAAACTAAATATAACTGGAGGAATCTACTAATGACAACTACACAGAAAACTACTAGAACACCTGTTCAGTACAATTCAAGTGGAGCTGCTGCAGGTTTTGGACCACAAGCTCATCCACCACATATGGATGCAGCTGCTGAAAAAACTATTCAAGACAAGACTAAAGGCAACTCTGATTACAATGGTGATAACAGAGCTTTTATATCTAAACTAAAAAGAAATTCAAATTTTAACTCTGATAATAAATCTTTTATTAAAAAAATTAAAAGAAGTTAATTATGTCTACTAAAGAAAAAATTAAATCGGAAGCTAAAAAGCTATATCCGGTTTCAAAGAAAGATATAAAAACTTTACTGGATAAAGAACCTTCTCACAAAGGTGAACTTGATGCTGTTAAAGATTTAAAAAAGACAGTTGAATCTGGAACTAATTCTTATTCTTCATATAATAAGAAAATGATTAGTGCTTTAAAAAAGGATTAATTATGACAAAACGTAATCCACCTCTTCTTGAATCGACAGGTTCTTTAGGTTCTGATGAATGGCAGGATATTCAACAATCAGTGGGTGCGCTTGATACACAAGTAAAAGCTAATGAGAAAAAAAAATCAAAAGAAGAACGTACTAATTCTTATGCTAAAGATAATCAAGCTGCAATTAAAAAATTAAAGGCTTAATTATGAAAATGACTGCCGGTGCAGGATCAGGAGAAGGAAGATTACAAAACTCTAGAATGTCAGCACCTAAAAAGATTAAAAAAAAAGTAAAGAAAAATGTCAAGAAACGAAAAAGATAATTTTGTAGCAACGAAAGCTGAAAAGACTTTTGATGATGATGGCAATATTCAAGTTGCTAAAGTAATAAAAATAGATGATAAATTATT